TAAAAACAAAAATGAGGACTGGTATTACAAAGTGATGTTTGCTTTCAAAGCAAAGCAAGAAGCTCGCCGTGGTTATACTAGTCCGCATTGTGCATACGACTATGCATAATGGAACCTGAGTACCTAAGTGTTGAAGCGGCAGAACGTGATCTTCAACACACATTTACCACTAGCTTTAAAAAGCCAAGCACTATAAAAGTCGTAATATACACTATTATATTATTGACATTAATATTTCCAGTGCTACTATAAAAATAAGAAAAAACAAGGATAAGAAAATGACAAAGCGACAAAAACCAACATATAACACTCAGCAGATCCTTCAATTAGCCATCTATGTTGATAAAGCACAAGGTTTTGTTAAGAGCGGTTATGGTTATTATGATCAAGAAAATGCTACTATGATATATGATAATAAAACAACTATTATGAATTATATCAATGGCGAAGCAGAAATGCCAGAAATTGATCAGGATATAATGACACAAGTTGAAGAAATTATTGAAAGTTTTAAATTAGAATTAATTGGCAAGAAAATGTCAGGACGCATCAATGACTTTGAAACAAATGTTTTACAAAGCATCAGTAATGAAACTGTTGAGGCATTTGGTGTTGCTGTACTAGCAAGTTTGCCTAATAGTTTTAGAGTACAGTCTAAACGACAAACACTTGATGAATGGTTTGATGCACATCGTAAAACTAGTGAATTCGTTGGTGTTATTGGGGATCGTATTAAGCTCGCTGTACATATTAAAGATGTTAAATTCATTAGTAAGTATTCAATACACTTGGTAACTTGTGTTGATAATAATAAAAATATTATTAAATTCTTCTTTAATAAAGAGCCTGATATTTCAGGTATTATTGAAGGGAAAGATGCTATGCTTACTGGTAAAGTTAAAACACATGATATTAGTAAATTTAGTGACTGTAAAGAAACAGTATTCAATTATGTTAGGATACAGCAATGAAACAAGAAATTATTAATACCAGAGATGGTTTAAAAATAATTGTCATTGATGATTTGTTCAATTTCAATGATAGAACCTTAATGATGAATATAATATACCAATCTGATTTTAGGTTTGCCACATCCTGGGATAGCCAAGTTACTGACTTTAAAAGTGCAAGTACATTGGGCGTCCAGTGGAATAAAGAAAAATGGGATAACTTTGGATTAGAACGTCATCCTAACTGGAAACATATAAGGTCACATCTTGATAGTAGAACACAACAACGTGCTTGGATAAACTTACATACTGGCAGGGAATTATATCGATATCATGTAGACCATATTGAGCCAAATTCAATGAGTATGCTGTTTTATCCAAATTTAAAATGGGATCCAGACTGGGACGGTCAAACTATTTTTAAATCTAAGGATTTAAAAAATATAGAATACTGTAGTGAATATGTTCCTGGAAGAATGGTATTATTTGATACTCGTATACCACACAAAGCCGTGCATCCTAATTATGAAGCGGTGGGATTTAGAGCAATAATTAATGCAGTTTTTTATTAAAATACAAAAAACAGTTGACATATAATACAGTGATGCTATTATATACATATAGTTAATGCAAAACGGAGTGAGAACCATGCAGCAAGTGTTAGTACATAACGGAACATATCGTAACGAACCAGTAACTGAACGAGTTTTTAATCTAACAAAAGATTTTCGTAACGGCGCAAACGGTGCGTATATTACAGTAGACGGAACTGACCAAATTAATATGCCAGATCGTAATGTAAGAATTGGCGTGTCAGATAAAACTTGTTTTTCTTTAATGTCAGAAACTGGAGAGCCACAAGTAACTGTTCCAGAAATAACTGAAACAGATGATCAAATAATTGAACGTCTGCGTGAGCGTTTTCAAGTACTAGAAGATATGAGCTATGCATCATGTGATGGTGTAGTACGTGGAATGGTTGTTACAGGCCCTCCAGGCGTAGGCAAATCATACGGTGTTGAAAAAGTAATGCGTGAAGCTGAAACTATGAACAAACTAAGTGGAGGTGCAGAATCAACTGGACGCAAGTTTGGAATGGAAAAAGGTGCAGCAAGTGCCATTGGTTTGTACAAGCTACTATTTGAATATGCAAATGCAGGAAGTGTACTTGTACTAGATGATTGCGATAGTGTACTGTATGATGAAACTTCGCTTAACTTGTTAAAGGCAGCATTAGACAGTAGCCCAAAGCGGTTCCTAAGCTGGCGTAGCGAAAGCCGTGTACTGCATAACGAAGGAATTCCAGATAAGTTCGAATTTAAAGGAAGTATTATCTTTATTACTAACCTTAAGTTTGAGAAAACACGTGGTAAGATTAAGGATCACTTAGATGCTATTATGTCACGTTGCCACTATTTGGACCTTACACTGGACACAATGCACGAAAAGTGGTTGCGTTGTAAGCAGATTGTTTCAGATGGCATGCTAGATGAATACAACTTCCCTCAAGACGAAAAGCAGGACATGTTGAATCACATACATGATAACCGTACTAAGCTACGTGAGATGAGCTTGCGTATGGTACTTAAAATTGCCGATCTCAAGAAGATGAACGGTGTAAAGTGGAAACGTTATGTGGAAATGACCTGCATGAAGCGAGGTTAACGGAAAATACTAATTGACTAGGACTCCTCTGTCTGCACTCTCACTCAAGTCAATTAGTATAAGGAGGGGGCTAGTATTAAATACTAGTCCCCTCATCTTATTAACGATTGACACATTTATTTAAAAAGCGTATAATAATATTATGAAAACTAAACTGATTATCAAAGACGAAGTAAATTGTAAGTTTGAAGGTCTTGAGCTCAGCACTCGTAAGAAGTTAGAAAAAGAACTTAAATTTATGTTGCCACATGCCAGACATGTTCCTGCTTACAAACTAGGACGTTGGGATGGTTGTGTTGGGTATTTTACTATGGGAGGAAATACATTTATTAGTTGCCTTCCCAAGTGTTTGCCAATTATTCAAAATGAGGGTTATGAAATTGAAATACAAGACGAACGTGAAGCTCATGATTTGTCTTTTGAATTAGTAACAGAAGAATTGTTTTCAGATAGAGTATGGCCAGATAAACATCCAGCAGCTGGTCAGCCTATTACACTCAGAGACTATCAGGTTGAGATAATTAATCAGTTTTTACAAACACCACAATGTTTACAAGAGATTGCCACAGGTGCAGGCAAGACCTTAATTACAGCGGCTCTGAGTTACAAAATTGAAGCATACGGACGCAGTATTGTTATCGTGCCCAACAAGGATCTAGTAACACAGACAGAAGCTGACTACATTAACTTAGGTTTAGATGTAGGTGTGTACTTTGGTGACCGTAAAGAGTTTGGTAAAACACATACCATTTGTACTTGGCAAAGTTTAAACATTATGGAAAAGCGTTTCCGCGATGGTGAACAAGACTGGGGGTTGCATGCATTTGCAGAAGGTGTAGTATGTGTTATGGTAGACGAAGTACACCAAGCAAAAGCAGATGTACTTAAAAAACTACTAACAGGTGCATTTAGTAATGTTCCAATACGTTGGGGGTTAACTGGTACAATACCCAAAGCAGAACTTGAACGACTGAGCTTAGAGGTAAGTTTGGGGGAAGTGGTAAATAAACTTAGTGCAGCTGAATTACAAGACATGGGTGTGCTAGCACAATGTGAAGTTAATGTATTACAACTTCAGGATACTGTAGCGTATGGCGATTATCAAAGTGAGCTTACTTACTTAACTACTAATAAAGAACGATTAGACTATATGTCAGGTATTATTAAAACAATGTCCGAGTCAGGAAATACACTTGTATTAGTTGACAGAATCAAAGCAGGTGAAGGACTAGTTGAACGACTGGGAGATGATGTTGTGTTTATTAGTGGTAGTATGAAAAGTAAGGATAGAAAAGACGAATATGATGAAGTAGCTGATGCAACTGGTAAAATTATCGTTGCAACCTATGGGGTTGCCGCTGTTGGTATTAACATCCCTAGGATTTTTAATTTAGTCCTTTTTGAACCTGGAAAATCTTTTGTTCGTGTAATTCAAAGTATCGGTAGAGGTATTCGAAAAGCACAAGATAAAGACAGTGTTCAAATCTGGGATATAACGAGTAGTGCAAAATTTAGCAAGAGACATTTGACTGAGCGAAAGAAATTTTATCGAGAAGCCAAGTATCCCTTTCATATAGAAAAGGTGAATTATAAATGACAAAAATACTAACTGTGGAAAATCAAATGTATGATTTAGATTTCGTACCAGAAGAAATCGACGACATACGTTACTGTGTATTAGATTATAGTGATGCAAAAAATGCTGATTATATTTTTGTGCCATTGGTATTCTTAGAAAGTTTCAATAGCCCAGCCGCAGTTTTAAAGATTGGACAACGTACTGTTAAAATACCATTAGATTGGAGTTTAATTGTATGTGACCCAATGGTAGGTGATCCAGAAATATTACCAGTTACTAGCTTAAATGATAGAGGATTTAAAGCATTTGTTTTTAATCCAATTACTGGGTTCCTACCGAGCTTTGATCAAGTTGAAATTGTTAACTTGTATCAGGAAGTCAAGTGGTATTTCCCTAAACTAAAGTTTGGGCATATCCTTGCAATTCCACTTGAAGAAGGCGACAATCCACAATGTGCCTACTTTGTAAAAGACACCAACAAGGTACCTGATGTACTGAGTACAGAAGACCTTTGGTAAAACAAATGATGTTATAAGGAGAAAAAAATGACAAATCATGAAAAAATTGAAGAAGCATTTCGTACATATCTAGCAGAATCTGAAAACTTTGAAGTAAAAGGTGTTAAGGCATCATCTGCTCGTGCTCGTAAAGCACTAAGTGAAATGGGAAAATTAGCTAAAGAAAGACGAGCAGAAATCCAAGCAACTGTTAATGCTCGCGCCGAGCCCTACTAAAAATGAGTGGGCAAAGACGATGGCTTAAATTGTGGGCGAGAACAGTGGGCATGCCTGTTGGACTCAATGACGACGACAAACCGGAGTTTTTGCCTATTACACAAACAGACGTTTTAAAAGCACTTGCTTTTAGAACGTTCTGGATTGTCTTGCATATTGTCACATGTGGCTTTATAATAGTAGGCAACA